AAGCCTGCCAACAAGATTGTATTTAAAACTATGTTGTCATTGCTTGAAAAAGGTGAGCCAATCGATGCTACGACTATGGTGTCTGCTCTTACCAATCAAGGTGACATCTCAAATATCGGTGGTATAAACTACGTTGTCGAGTTGGTAAATTCAACACCAACTTCAAAAAATGTGGAGCATTACGCAAAATTAGTAAAAGAGAAGGCAACTCTTCGGAAAGTCATCGCTGACTTGTCTGATTCATTATCTAGTGCCTACCAAGGTGATGTATCGATTGGTGACATCATTGCTAAAACTGAAAAATCCTTAATCAATATCAGTAATCAAAATTCAGGTACTGGATTTCGTAATGTGGCTGACATCCTAGACACACATATGCAAATAGTTGAGACTCGCTCGCAGACAGATGGATTTGTGACAGGGATTTCTACAGGTTTCATAGGATTAGATAAGATTACAACAGGTCTTCATGAGGATAACCTTATCATTCTTGCTGCACGTCCTGCTATGGGTAAGACTGCATTAGCGTTGAATATAGCAAAGCATGTAGCTGTGAAAGAAAATAAACCAACTGTTATTTTTTCACTCGAAATGGGAGCAGAAGACTTAATTGAACGGATGGTTGCATCAGAGGGGATGGTTCCAGGTTATCATTTGAAGACTGGGAATTTAAGTACAGATGAATGGAGAAGGCTTGTGCATGCTCAAAGCAATCTCTATGATGCTCCTATCTTCGTAGATGATACAGCAGGTATTCGTATTTCAGAAATTCGTTCAAAAGCTCGAAAACTTTCCCAAGAAATGGGTGGTCTTGGTGTTATTATCATTGACTACTTGCAGTTAATTACTGGATCAAAAGGAGAAAATCGTCAGCAGATAGTTTCTGAAATATCAAGGGAATTGAAGATACTTGCAAAAGATTTAAAAGTACCAGTCATTGCTTTATCTCAATTAAGTCGCGCAGTTGAACAGAGGCAAGATAAGCGCCCGATGCTGGCAGACTTGCGAGAGTCTGGCTCGATTGAGCAAGATGCTGATATCGTAGCATTCTTGTATCGTGAGGCCTACTATCAGAAGGAACAGGCAGACAGTCAAGAAGCGAATAACTTAACCGAACTGATCTTGGAAAAGAATCGGCATGGCAGTTTAGGCACAGTGAAGTTGTATTTTCACAAAGAATACACAAAATTTTCAAGTGTGGAGGAATAGTATATGGCTGAGACATATTATAAAAATGAAGTTGAAAAGTATCAATACTTTCAATTACCCAAATGGCTATTTAAAGAGCCATATAAAAAACTATCAAACAATGCAAAGATTATGTATGCATTGCTCTATAATCGTTTGGATTTATCTTTGGAGTCAAAGTGGCATGATCAAAATGGCAAAGTTTTTATGTATTTTACTACAGCTGAATTTTGTGAAGAACTTGGATGTTCAGAGAAGACAGTAACCAAGATTAAAAAGGAACTTGTGACATCAGGTTTGCTAAAGGAAGAGCGTCAAGGATTGACTAAGCCAAATCGACTTTATATCCTTGGTCCCAAAATTGTTCAACAAACAATTCTTAAACCGGAGAAATTACCATCCAGAACTGTAGAAAATACCACTCTGGATACGCAAGAAGTACAAACAATAAAGACTGATATTATAAAGACTGATATAGATAATAATAATAAATTGTCGATTTGTAAAGAAGTCATTTCTTATCTCAATTTGAAAGCTAAGAAAAATTTTAAAGTTGATACTGCTAGTCATCAAAAATTTATCAAGGCAAGGCTAAAAGAGGGTTATGTCCTTGAAGATTTTAAAAAGGTTGTGGACATCATGGTCGCTAAGTGGCAAGGTACAGAGTATGAGCAGTATCTTCAACCACAAACGCTTTTCGGAAACAAGATGGACAACTATCTGAATCAACCTATGCCACGCAAAGTTCACTCTTTTCAATCAGCAGTTGATGAAAGGCTAGGATTTTAAATGAAACAGTTTAAACAATTTAGAACTAGAACAGTTCTTGATGATGTCTGTGAAATCCATGGATGCCATCTTTGGTCTGTTAAGATTCCTATCAAGGGCAAGGTTGAGGAAATCAGTCAATGTCCTGAGTGTGAGAAAGAGAACATTCGACTCTTTGAAAAGCAGCTGAATATGGAATCCGAGGTCAAGAGTAAGCTTTCGGACACTTATGAGGTTTTTGCTCGCGATAGTATCGTTTCAACTAAGCTGGCCAGCAAGTCACTACATGACTATGAGATTCAGGTTGATATTGATGAAAAGGCTATGAATTTCGTGAAGCGATTAGAACGCTGCTATGCCAAAGGTGAGACTGGCAATGCCATCATCACAGGACCTTCTGGTGTTGGTAAGAGTCATCTGACCTATGGATTAGCTCGGTTTCTCAATGAGCAGTTCAAGTCTTATGATGAACCGAAAAGTGTGCTCTTTGTGTCAGTTGTGACTTTATTTGACAAGATTCGTGAAAGTTTTGAGTATGACAATGGGTATTCAGAAGCTAAGATGGTTAAGCTGCTATCAGAAGTAGACTTCCTATTTTTAGATGATCTTGGGAAAGAAAGTCGTAAAGCTGATACAAAGCGAAACGAATGGGCACATCAGATATTGTTCAAGATCCTTGATAATCGGACGAATACGATTATCAACACGAATCTGTCTAGTGAAGAAATTAAAGAGCTTTACTCGGACGATTTTGGGAATGGTGCTCTATCAAGTCGCATTTTTGAGGGAGCAACTGGAAAGTGCTTTGTGTATCCAGCTGGGATGAAGGATAGGAGGTATTGATGATTGAACGATACAGGATTGACTACGGAGCAGCTTATTGCTACTACTTGATTACGAAGAAAACGGAGGAAAAATAAGATGAATACAAAAATGAATTTGGAAGAAAAAGTACAACAATGGTTTGTAGACAGAAATCTACATGAAGCAAATCCTTTCAAACAGTTCTTGAAGCTGATGGAAGAATCAGGGGAATTATTTGAAGGCATCGCGAAGGATAAATCTGAACTGATTTACGATGCGCTCGGAGACATCCAGGTAGTTTTGATTGGGTTTGAACAACAGATCAAGAATGGCGCTCAGATTTCAGCGAATCAACAGGAACTCGAATTGCTGCTGATGGTTTCCAGTTTGGGCAATATCGCTCAGAAGTTATACGCTCATGTCTGTCACAATGAAACTCAAATTCCTTTAATCAAAGCTGATTTGATGTTTCTTGACAGTGTTGTTAGCACTGTTTCGTTTTTAAATGGAACTACTGCTGAGAATTGTTTAGACGAAGCATACAACGTTATCAAAGACCGAAAAGGGAAGATGATCGATGGAGTGTTTGTCAAAGAGGAGGACCTATAATAATGATTAATAATGTCGTACTTATTGGCCGGTTAACTCGTGATGCTGAATTAAGGTATACACCATCGAACATTGCAGTTGCTACATTTAATTTGGCAGTTAATCGAAATTTTAAAAATGATAATGGAGATAGAGAAGCAGACTTTATCAATGTTGTGATGTGGCGCCAGCAGGCTGAAAATTTTGCGAATTGGGTAAAAAAAGGGAATCTTGTAGGGATTACAGGCCGCATTCAGACTCGTAGCTACGATAACCAGCAAGGACAACGTGTCTATGTGACTGAAGTTGTAGCTGAAAGTTTTCAAATCCTTGAAAAAAAGGATAATGCTGCAAATAATGCAAGTATGGAAAATCAAATTCCACCAAGTTTTGAAAAAACTAACCCTATGGATATATCTGATGATGATTTACCATTCTAGGAGTATTCGGATGAGTACAATTAATCAAGATATAATTAAGGGTTTAAAACGTTCAATCAAAGTAGCTGAAGAAAAGATTGAAGAACTGAAGAAACCAAGTCATAAATCAGCGGTGCACATGAGAGCTGCTGAACGCGATTTTTGGAAGAAGAAACTGAAAAGGTATCAAGAACAGTTGGAGGAGTTGGGAGAATGAAATTTGCAAAGTATACACACAAGTCTTTTGATGGTGTGAAAACCATAAGAGGATGGGTTTTGGTGAACAATTATGGCGAAAAGGAATTCGTTTATTACAACGGAACGGAATTATGTGTTCACCCTGCTAGTGATTGGGAAGGTGAGTTAGAGGAGGTAACAGAATGAAAGATTTGATGTTTTGGGGAATGTTCTTTGCTTGTGTGTCGGTTTTAGTAATGGCAGTATTCGTATTGCTCTATCAACGTCAAGTTAATATTGATTTGAGAAGTAAATATAACGATTTAGTGCGAGAGCTAAATAATAGTTTTGGTTGGGAAGAATGGAATTGGGCGAATAATTTCAGAGAGTATGCTCGAAAAGTTGATTCCTTAGAAAATTTTCGGATGGATATTGAACGACTTGAAATTATCAAGAAAGCAT